TTTATTCCTGAACAATGGTCAATGCCGCCTCATATAGATCAGTATGGTAATTCACTTGTAGAAGATGCATTAAAAGCATTGGATGCTCAGTTTGAGAAATGGAAAAAAGAATTATCCCCAGAAGACTATCAGTTAAGGATATCTCAGCACCCTAGAAAAATTGAAGAAGCATTTGAACATAGATCAGTATCTGTATTTCCTCCACATCTTATTGCTGCACAAGCTAGAAGAATTGAGGAGAAAGAATATGCCTATGAATTTTTAGATATTATGACAGATGAAAATGGTAAGCCTACTGTTAAAACATCTAACAAAATGCCAATTAGAGAATTTCCAATTACTAAAAAAACTGAAGATAAAACAGGAGTATTAGTAGTATGGGAAAGACCTATTAAAGATCCAACCTTTGGACAATACTATGCATCTATTGACCCCGTGTCAGAAGGTAAGACAACAACATCAGAATCATTATGTTCTATCTATGTAATGAAGGCTCCGGTACAAGTTACTAAAGTAACGGGAACAGAAACAGAAACATACATAGAACCAGATAAAATTGTGGCTACTTGGTGTGGTAGATTTGATGACCTGAATAAAACTCACCAGAGATTAGAATTAATTATAGAATGGTACAACGCATGGACAGTAATTGAGAACAACATCTCGTTATTTATCCAGTACATGATATCAAGAAAGAAACAAAGATTCTTAGTACCTAAGAGTCAGATCATGTTTTTGAAAGATCTTGGCTCCAATACTAACGTGTTCCAGGAGTATGGTTGGAAAAATACCGGTACATTATTTAAACAACATCTTCTTAACTATGCTATTGAGTATACCAAAGAAGAACTAGATGTAGAAACAAAAGCAGATGGTACAATTGTACGTACAAAATACGGTATAGAAAGAATACCTGATCCTATGTTACTTACAGAGATGAGAGAGTATGCTCCAGGAGTCAACGTGGATAGACTAGTTTCTTTCTGTGCATTAGTTGCATTCATGAGAATTCAGCAATCAAATAGAGGTTATGCTAAAAGAGTTGTCATGGATGATGCAGCTAAAAACTTGCAAAAGTCAGAAAATTTGTTTAAATTAAATAAGAGTCCGTTTAGACATATGGGTGGTGGAATGAAAAATACTATGAGTGGGTTTAGAAAATCTGCTTTTAAAAATATTAAATAAAAAGTTATGCAGGTATATAACGCATTACAACTTAAGAAAGGTGCTAAAGTAGAACAAAATAGATTGGGTAGTATTACTCAACCTTTACAGTTTTTACCTAAGAAAGATAAAACTGAAGAGTGGGCTGCATGGAATCTTGACTGGTTAGAGTGGCAAGGATTAAAACAAATCCGTAGAAATGCTCGTAGGTTAATGAAGAACTATAAACTTGCAAAAGGTATTATTGATAGAACTGATTATATAGTAGAAGAAAATAATGACTATAGAGAGATTGTAGAAGTACTTACAAGAGAAGATGCATCTGCACTTGAATTAAAGTTTTATCCTATTATCCCAAATGTAATTAATGTACTTGTTGCTGAGTTTGCAAAAAGAGCTACAAGATTAAGTTACAGAGCTGTTGATGACTTTTCCTATAATGAGATGCTTGAGCAAAAAAGAGCACAAGTAGAACAAACATTGATGGCTGATGCAACAACTAAAATGTTAGCAGCAATGTTAGAACAAGGACTTGATCCTGATTCTCCAGAAGCTCAAGAACAAATTTCTCCAGACAAAATTAAATCTTTACCAGAAATTGAACAGTTCTTTAAGAAAGACTACCGTTCAATGATTGAACAATGGGCAGAACATCAGCATAAAGTAGATGTTGAAAGATTTAGAATGGATGAGTTAGAAGAAAGAGCTTTCCGTGATATGTTAATCACAGACAGAGAATTCTGGCACATGAGAATGATGGAAGATGATTATGATGTAGAGTTATGGAATCCTGTTGTTACATTCTATCATAAGTCTCCAGATGTAAGATATATTTCTCAAAGTAACTGGGTAGGTAAAACAGATATGTTTACTGTATCTGATGTTATTGATAAGTATGGACATTTACTTACAGAAGAACAACATGAAGCATTAGAAGCTGTTTACCCTATTAGATCTGCAGGATATACCATTGGTGGTATGCAGAATGATGGATCTTTTTATGATGCTACTAAATCACATGACTGGAATGTTAATATGCCGTCATTAGCATACAGACAATACACTTCTTTTATGTCAGGTAATGTGTTAGATGGATCTGATATTATTACACAGATACTTGCGGAAGGAGAAGATTACTATGACCAAGGTACTGCATATCTACTTAGAGTAAGTACATGTTATTGGAAGTCTCAAAGAAAGATAGGACATCTTACTAAGATTACTGAAGAAGGGGAAGTAACAAATGAAATTATATCTGAAGATTATAAGATAACAGATAAACCAATTTATGATACGAGACTTTTCAAAAATAAAAACAAAGACAATTTATTGTTTGGAGAGCACATTGACTGGATCTGGATTAATGAAGTATGGGGTGGTGTAAAAATTGGACCTAACGTTCCTTCTTTCTGGGGTATGAATAATCCTGGAGGATTCTCCCCTATTTATATAGGATCAGATAGAAACCATATTGGTCCATTAAAGTTTCAATTTAAAGGTGACAACTCCTTATATGGTTGTAAACTTCCTGTAGAAGGATCTGTATTCTCAGATAGAAATACTAAGTCTACTGCACTTATTGACTTAATGAAACCATACCAGATTGGATACAATATTGTAAACAATCAGATTGCTGATATCTTAGTGGATGAACTTGGTACGGTGATCATGTTAGATCAAAACTCTTTACCAAGACACTCATTAGGAGAAGACTGGGGGAAAGGTAACTTGGCTAAAGCATATGTTGCAATGAAGAATTTTCAGATGTTACCATTGGATACTTCAATTACTAATACTGAAAATGCACTTAACTTTAATCATTTTCAAAAATTAGACCTTGAACAAACAAACCGTTTGATGTCTAGGATTCAACTTGCTAACTACTTTAAACAACAAGCATATGAAGTAATTGGTGTTAGTCCACAAAGAATGGGACAACAATTATCTCAAACAACTGCTACTGGAGTAGAACAAGCAATGGCAGCATCATATGCACAGACAGAGATATACTTTATCCAACACTGTGATTACTTAATGCCAAGAGTACATCAAATGAGAACAGACTTAGCTCAGTTTTATCATTCTACTAAACCATCAGCAAGATTAACTTACATTACAGGTGCTGATGAAAAAGTAAATTTTGAAATTAATGGTACAGATCTTTTACTTAGGGATCTTAACATTGCTATTAGTACAAATGCTAATCATAGATCTGTTCTTGAACAGTTAAAACAAATGGCTCTTCAAAATAATACTACTGGTGCATCTATTTATGACCTAGGTAAAGTTGTACAATCTGATTCAGTTGCTGCCCTCAATACAGTGTTAAAAGATTCTGAACAAAAACAACAAGCTCAGAAACAACAAGAGATGCAACAACAACAACAAATGCAAGAACAACAACTTCAAAAACAACAAGAGATTGAACAGATGAAGCTTGATTCTACTGCAATGGAAAAAGAAAAAGATAGACAAAGAGATATCTTGGTTGCAGAAATTAGAGCTGCTGGTTATGGTTCTGTCTCAGATGTTAATCAAAATCAGATGTCTGATTATCAAGATGCTATGAAAGATATTAGAGATACTGAGCAATATCAAGAACAAACATCTCTTCAAAGAGAAAAAGAGTCTAATAGAATGACCATTGAATCTCAAAAAAGTCAACTTGAAAGAGAGAAAATTCAAGCACAAAAAGAGGTTGCAGACAGACAATTACAAATTGCACAAGAGAATAAAAACAGATTTGATCAAAAATCAAATAAACAGAATAAGTAGTTAGCTATATATTCCAATTTTTTTTTCAAGTTTTTTAAATTTCTCAAGTTTAATTAGTATATTAAAGTATAAACAAAACCAACAAACATGGAAGAACCAACAAAAAATCCTGAGGAAGCTCAGGTACTAGATACTACAACGGTAGATCAAGTAGATATTAATATTGATGAAATCTTTGGAATGCCGGGAGCAGAAAGTGTTATGCTTCCTGAAGATAAAGATTCAAAACCCAAGTCAATGTTTCATAAAGAAACAACTGACACAACGTTCTTTGACAACCCTACTGTTACACCTGAAGAAAAACAGGAAGCAAAAGAAAAGAAAATTGAGGTTGATGAAACCATTGCTGAACTTGATAATTTAATTTCTCAAGAAGAAGATGCTGGTAACAAAGGAAGACCAAAGGTTGATAAATCAGGTCTTGCTGAGTTAGCATCTAAAATGATTGAAGAAGGTACTTTGTTTGGCTTTGATGATGACAAACCATTGGAAGAATATACTACTAAAGACTTCCGTGAATTGTTTGAAGCTAACTTCCAAGAAAGAGAAAACAAAATTAGAGAAGATACACCAAGAGAATTTTTTAATGCACTTCCAGAAGAACTTCAGTATGCTGCTAAATATGTGGCTGATGGTGGACAAGATTTGAAAGGTCTTTTTAGAACTCTTGCGCAAGTAGAAGAGATGAGACAACTTGATCCTTCTGATGAGTATGACCAAGGAGAAATTGCAAGACAATATCTTTATGCAACTGGTTTTGGTACAGCAGAAGAAATTGAATCTGAGATCCAAGATT